ATCAGAATATATTGAAGTTAACATGGTAACAAGAGAGGAGAGGGATTGCGAATGACACAAGAGCAACTAATGAAAGTCAAGATCAAGTATCTTGAAGATAGGATAACAACAATGGAGAAGTCTATCGGCAGTATCAATAAGATACTTGGTAGGTTTCAGATGACAGAGGCTACTGGGTTCGAGGACTTAGATAAGTTTAGAGATTCAGATACAATGGAGAATGATCACGAGTTAATATAACTCTAGTGTGTGGTGTATGCAGTAATCACATACACCCACATATAGTGTGTCAAGTATTATTTACCCATATTTTTTACAGAGTATACAGGGAGGGCCCACCCCCTCCCTGGCGGGCCC